AAATCACTTGAAAAAGATATAGTACCATTATTGTCATCTATAATAAAAAATCCTGATCTTGTTGCTGTTGTAGGATCTAATCCATATCTTTTACCAAAGTCAACATTGTATCCGTAACCTTCTTCTAAAAAATTTATACTACTATCTGTTGTTGTTGTAGTTGTATCATTTGTTGATGTTTGAAATCTTTGTACAGTTAGTGATGAAGAACCTACTAATAAATTACCGTTTGAATCAAATAAATAATTATAATCTGAATCTTGTAATACAGAGGTAGGAGCAGTTGATACTGGGCTAGGTTTAATAGGTCTTTCAATACCGTTATCGTCTACCATTGATATTTGCACATAACTTACAAAATCATGTGGCAAATCTACACTAAGTGAAGGCGGTAAATCTATTTCTTGCGTTTTTAAATTATTTATAGTATCATAATTTAATTCTTGGATTCCTCTTTGTGCATGAAAAGCAACTTCAGCTCTTTTAGCACTTTTAATTATTTTATCGTCACCAACCTGCGATACTATAAAGTTATTTATAATATCTGTTATTGGAATAAATTGATAATTACCTTTTTGAGTTCCAGCATAATATTCTTTTTGGGTTTGTTTAGTCCCGTCTGTGTTATAGGTTCCTAATGCCATCTATTATGATTTTTCTTTTTGTGTTTTTAAACTGTCTTTAGTTTCTGCCACCTGACTTATTTCAGGTTGTTTTATTACTAATCCAGCATAAGCTAATATTTTATATACTAATACAGTTTCTTCTGATTCGTGTAATTCAAAATCAACAGCGGATGATGAATCAAACAGCTTTACCATATCTGTTGAATTATCATCTGTAACCTCCACGTGAGCCCATTCGACTGTAGCGGGTTTTTTAATATATGAAGCTGCTATTTCTGTATTAGAAGTAATTGTTGTAGGATATACTTTTATTAATAATCCTGATCTAGTGTATATAGGCCTTGTAGTATCAGGCTTAGTTAAAGGTGAAGTATTTATGTATAAAAATTCTATTTGATCAATTGGTTCAACTTCAATTGAATCATTATAATAAACTGTGCCTAACCTATATAAATCCGACGGCAACGCATATGTATCTGTTGAATAAGTTAATGTTGCTGTCTTTTTAAATAAACTTATTTTTTCTTTTATATTTTTTACAATATTTGCAAACTCATTATTTATTTGACCACCTCTATTAAACTGTGTTAAATCATAAAAGTATTGTTCAAATATTTCTAATTGTGCTTGATTAGCTAAAAGATTAAATTCCTGTGGTGTCATATAACCACGATTTTCTTTATTCAAAATTGCTAATACTCTTTGATATACTGTATCTACGCTAACCATATTAATTATTATTTTAGTGTATAGGGCCACCTTATAGCAGCCCTACCACTATAAGATAAATTATTTTAATTTTTTATCTATTGATTTATAAACTTGTGTACCTTCGTCAGTTTTTAAATATGCAGCAAATGCTGAATATGGATTTTCTTCAAAAGGAACTGTCATCAATTTCTTTTTATTTTTTGCCCAATAAAAATTTCTTTGATCACCATCTAAATCAACTATGCCAGCTTCCACTGCTTTAATAGCAAAGTTTCTTAACTGAACATTTTCATCTTTAACAAGATTTATAAAAAGACCAGCATTATTTCTTGCAAATAATAATATATCTCTTTTTATTTCTTGACTAGTTAACTTTGTAACTGAAGATCCTTGCTCAACTCTAAGTACAGCCTCCGCATGATCTACTTCTAATTCTCTAGCTAAATTTAAAGCTTCTATTTCTAATTCTAAATCTACTAAATCATCTTTAGCCACTTCTACATTATCAATTTCTGTATAAAAACCGTTTTTTCCAGGATGATAAAGCGAAAGTAATTTTTGTAAACATTGATTAGTTCTAGGCACAAATAATGCACCGTCTTTAAAAACTATATGAGCTAAAGTAACATGTCCTCTCTGCTCATCTACAAAAGGACTTTTTTGATTTGTGGCATACCTTAATTCTCTAGCATATCCTTTTTCTTCGTCAAACCAAAGAAGAGGAGTTCTTGAATGATGTTTACCAGCAAGAGTAAATGTTAAAGGTTGTTTATTACCTAATAACATATAACTTCTATCTTTTATCTCCCAATTTTTTTCAAGAGAAAGTGTTTTTGTTTTCATAATATAATATAATAAAATTGTTAAAAAGTAAAGGCAAGGGCACCAATTAAGATGCCCTCAACTTTACAATAAATATTAAGTTGTCTGCGTTGCAGTCTTAAATAATACGAAGTTATTAGCTCCTTGAACACACAAACATCTTTCTGATAAGAAGTGTACATTCATTTCGTCAGTATCAGATGTATAAACTCCACCTACAGATCCAGTGATCCAAGATTTCATTTTTCTATCATCAGCTTCTGAAGCTCTATATCTTACGTGCAAGAATGGTCTCTTGATATTTTTACCAAGTTGTTGATCATATACAGTTGAAGTACCTGCAGGAACAAGTACACCATCTATATTACCACCAAGACCTCTTGTAGTAGCATCATTTAAGTATTTCCAATCTGTTTTATAAAAATCATAAGAACCTCTTCTAAAACCATTGAATCCTAAATTAAGTGCCATATCCTCGCTGTTATTAAATACACCATAGTTAACACCACCTGTTGAATGTGGGTTTAAACCTGCAAGCATATCGTCAAAAGCAAGTGCAGTAGCTCTATTTAAGAAAAGCATATTTTCTTCTATAGCACCCTGCTTGTCTAAATTTTTAAGTATTTCGTCAAAATCTTTTAATCCAGATCTTGCAACATTACCTGATCCGTCATTGTCTAATGTGCTATCTCCAGAGTTAAAGTTTTGATAAATATTACCTCTTGACTCAATAGCAGCAAATAAACCTTCAGTACCTTTAAAGCCTTGGTCGTTAGCTTCAGAACCACTACCAGAAGTAACGGCTAATTCACCTTCAATCATTGACATTTCAAGATAATCTTCAAATCTAAGTCTTGTTTCATGCTCGGATTTTAAATACCATAAATATCCAGATGCACCATTTTCAGTTGTTACTTCAACCCAACCAATTTGCGCAGTATCAGAACCAGAGATAGAATATTTATCTTTGATAATAATAGGCGAATTGCTAAATTGTTGAAACCCTGCATCGATAGATCCAGTCATTCCAGCAGTTCCTTTTTTAAATTCAGAACCATATACAAACATTTTACATGTAACGGCTGATCCTGAAGTAAGCCCTGCTGCTGTTAGTGTTTGACCACCATAAGCAATAACAGTAAATGCGCTACCGCCTGAATCAACAGCATGAACAACACCCTTTACAACTTTATCAGCTGTCCAGCTAACTCCATCATTTGGAAAAGATGATCCTGATGTTTCAATAATAACAACAGTTTGTCCTAATCTTACAGCGTGTCCTGCTTTAGTAATAACACCTGTAGTAGTATTTACAGCTACACTATCATATGCAACATGCAATCTCCCTTGCTCTGACCAAATTATTTGATCTGAAGCAGAAGGAATTTCAGCACCGACCATACGAAGGAAAGAAGAAACAGATCTGTTACCATATCTTTCAACTTCTTTTTCATATACATCGGGTAAAAATTGTTGAGCAAATGTTCCTCCACCTGACCCTGCGTCAAATGTTAGATAGTTGCCCGAAAACAACGTTTTTGTAGGTGAAGGCGTTAACCCAGCGGGAAACGATCCACCCGTACTAAATAATCCCATTTTTTTTAAATTTTAAGTTATTGTTTAAATCTTACTCTTAATCTGTCAGCATCTTCTCCACTTACAGCTCTAACTTTAAATCCTGCATTCGTAGTAACATCTTGATGAGTAGTTCGGGGTTCCATATCTATATTTTTAGATTTGGCCATGGACTCTTTAATAGCGTCCGCCCTCCCTTGCTCATAAAAATGATTAGCTATTGAATCAGCATTCATTGCTGTAAACAGAGCTTTATGATAACCAGCAGCATCATTCATTTCATTTTCTTTATTTACATATTTACTAACTAATGAATTAATATCTGACTGTGTATCTTTTATTCCATTCACATCTCTGACTTTAAATCTATATTTGTTTTCGCCTACCTTATATTCAAAACCTTTGAAATTTTGGGAAAATACTTCATTTGTTTTTTGTTCAAATATTGATCTATGTCTTTGAGCTGTTTCTGTTGAGAGTTGCTGCTCTTGTTTATAATCATCGTAGAATTTAACCGCTTCTCTTTGTTCTGGGGTTAACTTTGAGCTTAACTTAAGGTCATTGTAATATTTTTGCTTCAGACCTGTGAGATTTGACTTTGCTTCCGCGATTGATTCTTTCAATCTAAGTTTTTTTCTTTTAATATCTCTTTCTTCATCAACTTCTTCGTCATAAGAAAAACTATCTTCCATTAAAAAACTTATTTCTTCTTCAGATAAATGTGGTTTTGTTTGTCTATAGTGTTCACGTAAGACATCCATATCCTCCATTTTACTGTAATCTTTGTTTAATTTTACATAATCTTCAAGACTACCTCCAGTTTCATTCATAAATTCAACTAGTTTATTAATATTTTCAGGTAATTCTTGTGTTTCTTCTTTATTATTTACGTTTTTTGGCTCTTCTTTAAGTTTATTTGGAATATCTTTTATTTTTTCCTGTAAACTTTTTTCTTCTTCCTCATTTACAAGCTCTAATACGGGCTCTTCTTCATTAACTTTTTCTTCTTCTTGCTTAGTTTTGCCAGTACTTTCTCCGGAAGGTTTTTCATCTTCTGTTTGCTTGTTTTCTTCACGAACTTCTCCGCTAGTTTCGGATTCGTTGCGTACAGGTACCTCATCTGTGCTTTGCTTTCCAGTGGCATCTTCTTCTTTTTTAAAATTACGTAAATCTATTTTTATTGTACCATCATCAGCAACTTCTGTTGCTGGTTTTTTTGGTTCTTCTTTTTTTTCTTCAACTTTTTTTTCAGTTTTAACTTCTTCTTTAGGTTGTTCTGTTGTTTCTTCAACTTTTTCTATTGTTTCAACAACTTCTTCTTGTTCTTTTTTATTTGACATGATAAAATATTATATAATTAATAAAGTTTTTAGCGAGGTTCAAATGCCTCTAAATTAAATCCACTACCCATTGTATCATTTCCAGCGGATTCAAATTCTTGCTCTCCTTTTCTATCTTTTCTTTGTTCAATTAATTTAGACTGTTGGCTAGCTTGAATTCTAGTTCTTTCATCTTTTCTATCTTCTTTAAATTTTTCTCTGTTAGTATAGACTTTAGACTCTTTTTCTTTTAATGCCATATTTAATTGAAATTCATATGACATTAATTCTTTTTTCAATTCTTTTTCTTGTTGTAACTTTTGTATTTCAAGATTTGACTCTATTTGAGCTAATTCTGCTTTTTGTTGAGTTAATGCTTGTTGTTTTTGAACATCAGCTTGTGCTGAAGCTTGTGCTGCTTGTGTATTTGATTGAGTTTGCATTTGTATATTTTGCTGCTGACGTTGCAAATCATCATTCATTTTCTTTTTTCTTCTTACTTTCAACAATTGATTAGCTAATTTAATATTTTTTATTTCTCTAATATCAATTGCATCTTCAAGAAATATTTGATCTTTTGAAAGAGCTACTTGTATGTTATTTTCAAGTCTTGCTTTTTCTTCTTCATCAGGAGCAAGCTCTATAAATATTCCAAAATCATGCAGATGCATGTTTTTAATATCATCTAATGTTCCAACATTAAATCTTCCTATTGAAGATATAAACGCTTCTCTAGTTGGTGAATATTCTAATATATCTGATATTCTTAAACTAACTGCTTCAGCAACTCTTGCTGTTAAATATAAGCTAGCTTGTAATATATGTCTTGTAGCTGTATTTGAATTAGCAGCAGCTAGCTTTTGTACACCAACTAAAGCATATTGATCAGGCTTACTACCATCTCTTGCTTCATTCAATCCGGTTACATCTCTTATCATTTGAAGATAATAGTTATATGTTTGTATTAAAGAAGCTATTTTATTATTACCACCATTAGATGTAAGTTCTTGTATTGGTACTTTAGCTGGATTCATATCACCATCTTGTGTTAAAGATCTTCCAATAACAGAACCTGTTTGAAAAAACATATTTAATGCTTCTTGCGGATTATAATTTGTACCATTGCCTAAATCTATTTCAGCTAATCCATCTGCATCAAGATAAACACCATCTGGTATCATTCTTGACATTACTTGTTGTAATTTTAAATGTGTTAGTTGAATCATGTCGGCAAATCCTGTAATTCTACTAACTAATGATTCGATTCTTCCTTTATATATTCTAGGTGCAACAATATGATAATTCATCATTACTTTTGTTGTATCACTTTTAGGTCTAATCATATTTTTTGCAAGACCCCATTTAAGAAGCATATTAACACCTAATACATATACTCCTTCATATACTACGTCTATTGATCTGCTTGCTTTTTCGAAAAGATTTTCAGCATCCTCTGGCGGATTGAATTGATCATTTTTTTGAATTGCTTTAGAAGCTCCTGTAGCTGTTGTTTTAATTTTGTAAACTTCATTGTTGTATGTTTTATAATTAAAGTATAATACTTGTATACTATTTGAATCTAATACGCTATCTTCATTAATATATCTATTATGTGAAGATGCACTTTGATAACCTTGACTAGATATTTTTTTAAGAGTATCATTGTCTAAATTAGGAAATTGTTTTGCTATTTCATTTATTGTTACTGATTTTACCTCACCTATATAATAAATATCATCAAAATAAGGAGAATAAGTATATGAATATACTAAATCAGCAGGATCAACACATCTAACTTTAATTCCTTCTGCTTTATTAAACTCATGTTTTACCGATGCAATACCTAATGTAACTAAATCATA